TGTGTTGGGGTGAGGAGGTGTGTCCGACGACTGGTAGAGACCACTATCAAGGGTGGATTTATCTGAAAGATGCCAAGACATTTACTGCTGCCCGAAAGATGATGGAGGGACGACATATTGAGGAACAGATTGGCACCAATGAGCAAGCAATTGCTTACTGTAAGGGTGATATGACTGACCATAAGGGAAAATATAAACCGTTGAATGCAGTCTTTAAAGAATTTGGTAACAGACCTAAGCAAGGAAAACGAACCGATATTCATAATGTTTTGAAAAAGATACAAAAAGGTGATTGCACAATGAGGGATATAGTTGCTACGGCTACATCATTTCAATCCATAAGAATGGCAGAAATCCAACTCAAATATTTTGAGCCACCCCGTAACTGGGAAACGAAAGTGTATTGGTTTTATGGAAAAAGCGGAACAGGCAAAACCAAAAAGGCGTATGAAATGTGTAAGGACCCTTATGTATGTATGGAAAGTAACAAATGGTGGGAAGGTTACGACGGGCACGAGGAAGTAATCATAGATGACTATCGTCCAGAATTTTGTCCGTTTAGCACACTGCTGAAAATTTTAGACAGATATGGATGTCGGGTTGAATGCAAAGGTGGTTCCAGGCAGCTAAGGGCAAAGACTATAATAATTACAACTCCTAAGTCACCGCAGGAGACTTGGCAGCATTGTAAGGAAGAAGAACTATATCAGCTTACCCGTCGTATAACTCAGGTTACCTGTTTCACATATTTAGGTGAAATGAATTTATAAGATAATTAATTATTTAGGAATAATATATTATCTGACATATGTATATACGATGGCAAAAGGTTTTCGTAGAAATCGTAAGGGTGGTCGCAGAGGTGCTAATAAAGCTAAAATGTCGTTTGCGAAGCGAGTGCTGTCGGTGCTCAATAAGCAAAGAGAATTAAAAACTGGAACTCCACTAGCAGTAAATATTACTGACGTTCGTCCTGACTTGACAACCACGACACGTCTAACAAATACTCAACCTATTCTTTCTCTGATAACACAGGGCTCAGGAGAGAATAATCGTATCGGTAACGAAATTACTTTAAAGAAAATTGTTATCCGAGGTTACTTTAAAATGAACCTACCAACTGGTAGTGCTGCTGCTAGCCGTATTCTTATACGTGCTGCTATTTTAAGGCAACGTAATGTTATGGATGCTCAAAGCATTACTAGTGGAGTAATATCTGCTAATTATACCTCTATGTTAGAACCTGGTAATTCCTATACAGGTTCTGTCGGCGATTACAATACTCCTTGGAACAAGGAGAGTTTTGTAGTTCGCAAGGATTTTAAACGTGCAGTCAATACGGATTATATTGGTTCCGCTGGAACTGATGCCGAGGGACTGGCTGAAAGTTATGTCTTTTTTAACTATACTATGACTTTCGGAAAGGGAAAGAAATTGAACTACCGGTCGGATGCCGCAGCTTCGCCTGAGGATTTTCCTTTCTGGATGGCACTGTCAGCAACTACAATGAGCTCTGCCGTTGTATTGCCTGCTGCTGCCGTTTCGTTTAATTATGTTGCCACCCCATATTTCTATGATGCTTAAAATAATATTTTAGGAAAACGGTGATATCCCCCAACGGGGGATATCTCACAGCGAGGGGAGCACGGAGCGCAGGCGTAGTGCTTGTCCCGAGCGTGTTTGTCGGACAAGAGTTTGTTGCGTCTATCCTCGCTTGCGAGGATGACGTCAAACTGTTGTTCGTAAGAACACCCATTGAAACCTACGTGTATGGCTTACACTCTAAGTCTAGGGCGAGTATTACCCCTAGACTTTTGTGTAATAACTTTTGTGTAAAAAATAATATGAAGGAGTATATATATATTATTTAGGAATGTCAGAACGATATAGAGGGTTCCCATTTACCGATTATGTGCGTGATGAAAGTTTTCTGCTTGGTTTGCCTTACAGTTACCTGTGTTGGGGTGAGGAGGTGTGTCCGACGACTGGTAGAGACCACTATCAAGGGTGGATTTATCTGAAAGATGCCAAGACATTTACTGCTGCCCGAAAGATGATGGAGGGACGACATATTGA